CCTTGATATTTTTGAAAGTAGTTACTTTGTAAATAGTCAGCATCATCATCTCTTGCTGTAAATAATGGTGCTGAAGCCTGTAGATACCAAAGCGTATCATTTACAGTTGGTGATGGATATTCTGAAGGGGTGTCTGTTATATTTTCAGCATACTCTTGATATGCTACTACATATATAGCAGATATTTGTACTTTACCTATTCTATTATCACCATTAGCGCTATATATCTTATCTAGATAACCTGCATTTGCCCCTACAGAGTGTATTGGGCTAAATGGTTGCCCTGATACATTTTGATCCCAGACAGTATCAACTAAAGCAGTATTAACTATATCTCTTAAATCAAAGTACGCCCTTGCTCTATCGTTATCAACATCAGAGCTATACCCGTTTCTTCTTTGCTTTATTTTACCTATTAAATTAGCTGCTACTGCACTTGTGCCTGTATATACTTCAAGTATTAATTTAAAATAGAATAAATCTTCTATATCATCATTTAAAACCATATAACCAATTACAGGTGTCCAATTAGTAATAACAGGAATTTTGTCTGCACTGTTTATAGGTTTTTGTTCAAATGTCAAGTTTGCCATAATCTATTTTATTTGTTTTTTTAATTCGCTTTCTAAATCATCTGCAAATGCTTCTGTGATTTTATTAGTTTGTCTCTTTAATTGTTGTGTAAATGGTCTTGTAAAAAATTGTGTTCTCGTTAACCCCCTTTGTGCTATTGCTCTACCAATTACAAATGCGGCACTTTTAATATTTGATTGTGTCTTTTCTATAAACCTACCTTTCTTACCTCTTAATCTTAATGGTTTGTTTTTTATCCATTTTGCTACAACACCCCTTGCTATGTTTTTACTTCTAAAAGCAAATGGACTTCCTTGCCCCCTCATCAATCCTGTTCCCCCTTGTTTACTTTTAAAATCTTTTCCTGGTTTATAACCACCTGAACCTCTAACACCTTCATCTACAAACTGCCAATAGTCATCAGCATTACCAAATCCAAATTCTAATTCTAAACCCTTTGGTGTTTTTTTAACTAAATAATCAAAGTCTTTATATAGCGTATTTTGGCTTGTTGTTTTCTTCTTTCTTTTAAGTATCTGTCTACCTTCCTTGATTACATTGCGACCAAGTTTCTGCATTGCCTGTATTGTGTTTTTTAATTCCATTATGAATTAGGTGTTATTGGAGATATACAAAGATTGTTAGTATTATTAACTTCAATATTTAAAGTAGCATTCCACCCTGTCAGCACATTATCAAACCTTGCTGTAAATGGCTCTGCTGTAATTGGAATATCTAATACTATTTCATTAGCTACCCAACTTGTTGAATAAAGATTTTGCTTGAACTCATTTATTACATCTTGAAGGATTTGTAGGTTTTCGCTAAAAGTATCATTTCTATCATCACTATCTTCTTGCAACATATCTAGGACATAAATATTAAATGAATAAGTTAGCGAACCTTGATCTATTGTAGCACTTCCAGGTTCAGCATATAAGATGGGATAATCTTCTGCACCTAGTTTATTTATATCTACTTCATCTAAAAAGCCACTATGAAAAGATTGCAGGGCTAAATGGTTTTCTGCAATAGTGTCTAAATATCCAACTACATTTCTAAATGTTATCATAATTGTTTTTCTGTTTATTATTATAATCTTGACTAAATGCTAAATAAGTCAGCACTTCAAGTATCGGTATCTTTGTAATTTTATCAATATCAAGTATACTATTTGACAAACTGTATAGCACATTGTACCACCCCCATTTACTTTGCATACTTACGCCTTTTGTTGTTTCGTTTCCTGTGCTTTCAAATAACGGACTGAAGTCATTGCCAATACGCTTCCTAAAGTCAAAAAAAAACCAAGACTATTTAGTGCTATATCCATTGGGCAGTCCTTGAATAATTCTTCTTTAAATTCATCAGGGTTATAATTTTCAATAGCATATCTTTCATTTCTTTTAAATGTTATTTTTCTATATAGAATACTCATTATTATATGCAAGTTTTCTATAGGTTCTTTGCAATATGTTTCAAGATCAATATATTCACCTGTTGTGATATTGCTTAAATTAGGCACAAATCCATATTCTTCTTTATTGAATACAAACCTCTTTCTAAATTCTTGTTTGTCTGGCTCTGTGTCTACCATTTTTTTTATGATAGCCATTATCTCTAATAAGTCCTTGTAGGCCATTTTCTTTACTACAGCAGTAGTGGTATCACATAATAGGGCTAAACTCTTTAAAACCTTATTTTTCTCACTCCCTTTTGCTTCTTGTATTTTTACATATTTCTGATAGGTGGATATTGTTATGTCTTCCCACTTATCAGGAATTTTTAAAGTTATCTCTGCCATTACTAATAAATATAAAAGTTCATAATTCGTTTTTTATTATAAAATATAGTATTTGCCACTATGATTAATTGCTAGTTTATTCAAACATAAATACCTGGTTGCATCTACTAAATGGTCATTGATTTTTACAGGCGTATTAAGTACATCACCATTTTTATCTGTAGCCCATTTATAAGACCTAAATTCTTTGATTGCATTTAAACTGTCCTTAGTAATATTAAGTTTATATCTTCGCATAATATCAATTCCTAAATGAATACCTGCACCCTTTTTAGCAGGTTTTATATTAAAGCCTTGCCTATATATTTCTTCTATTGATTTAGGTTCTGCACTATCAGCAACTATTTCTGTTTGTCTGTCTATTCCAAATTCTTTTAATTTAGTTGCTAAGTCAGTATTAGTTAATCGCTTTTGATATAGCAGTTCTTTGATGTATAAACTATCGTCTAATTGCCTAATTTCTACAAGTGCTGTTGGGCTATTAGTAAAGCCAAAATCTAAGCCATATCCAATTAACCTGCCTTGCACATCATCTACCAAATTAAACTTTCTGAATATCATTGTCTGTATTGTTCCTATTTCACCAAGTCCATAAATTTGCCAATAGTCAGGGTCTAAATCTTTAAGCCTTTCAATTTCTTCTATTGTATCTTTATCTAAAAAGGGGTTTGCTTTATATGTTGATTTTATAAATGTGCAATCATCTCTAATTAATACTTTGTCATATATCCAAGAATAAGGATCAGAGGGGTTGTAATCTAAATATATTTTTTCTGTTGTTCTTAATATCAACTGTTGCCAATCTTCATAATTAAATTCGTTAGCTTCATTAAGCCATAAATAATTCCTTTTACGTCCACGTATTTTAACAGGTTGATCTACTGAAATAAACTCTAACAAATTGCCATTAAGCATATATGATAATTCGGACTTGTTGTGATTTTCTTCTGAATATAAATCAAGTTCTTTTAAGATATTAAGCACGTCACGATATGCAGTACCCTTTAATGCAGGAAGTGTCTTTCTACATATAGTAAACACTTTGCCTGTTTCTTCTAAGCATTTAACAATAAACAACTGACAAAGCGAATACGTTTTAGAGCTTCTTGTACCGCCCTGTAAACACGTAATTCTTGTTGTAGAATTATATGCTTTGTGGAATACATTCGTTGTCTTAATCGTTTTTTGTGTCAATCACTTCAATTTTAAGTTCGGTTATAGATTTGCCACCACTTGTAATATCTAACTTTTCAGCATAACCCCTATCTCTTGCTTTTGATTTTAGGTAAAAGATTATGCTTGTTTCTTTGCCTGAAGATATGTTCTTTATTAATTGCCCTTCAACATAATCTATCTGTGCTTCTTTAATGTCTTCTACTGCCTGTGCAAATTCTTTGTCTTCTTTCATATACCGATAGTATGTACTTCTGCTTATGTTACCCGCCTTTTTACAAGCGTGGTATATTAAGCCCTGCGTTTCTTTTAACGCTTTTAATAGTTTCTCTTTTTTATTCTGTGCCATTTGTATTATTTAAAGTGGTAATATATGGATTTAATTATTACTTTAATCACCTCCACATTTACCATTATTATTGTTCTTATTTGTAGATAATAATGCTTTATTCTTTTCATATAAAGTTCTTATTTTCTTTCTAAATTCTTTTATTTTCTTTTTGGTGTCTATTTTTATTAACCACATTTCTTTGCCTTTTGTCCTGTAAACTGTTCCCACCTTTCAATAATTACATCACAGTATTTAGTATC